CCAAGGCCGGTGGCATGACCCCTGAGTCTCGTGCAATTCAGTCAGCCCCACCTCCGGGGATGGCGCCCCCTGGCGCTGGTGCGCCAAAACCTCCTGGACTAGGATAAAACATGGACCTCTTTAAGCCTCGCGGAGCTTCTGCTCCTCGCCGCCCAACTGATGATCGTCAGGAAAACGGCCAAATGATCAACACTCCTCGCTATGCCCGTCTCGGCGGCCTGGACAAACCATCTGATCTTTCTAAGAACAAGATGGCTGTTCAAAAGCCTGCTGACGGCAAGCGCGTCATCTAAACCACATTGTAACGAGGGTAACAATGTCTCTTGAAAACTTATCAGTTGATGCTCGTGATGAACTCGCAGCATTGGCCCAGCAACTTGCTGAGAATCCTTCCACCCGCAAAGAATTTTTGCGGATGACCAAGAAGGCTAGACCAGATCTTCCGATTCCTGAACTGGAAATTGAAGATCACACCAACACTGCCGTGGCAGCAGCAGAAGCACGAGTCCAATCTTTGGAGAACAGACTCCGAGAGCGTGACGCCGTGGAAGAACTGCAAAAACGTCGCAATTCGTTGAAGCAAAAGGGCTTGGCAAGTTCTGACGATGATATCAAGGGCATTGAGAAAATCATGCTTGAACGCGGTATCACTAATCACGAGACCGCCGCTGAGTATCACGAGTGGATGAAGCAAGCCGCGACACCCACGCCTTCCGGGTACAATCCACAAGTTATTCAGAAATTTGATTTGAATAAGTATTGGAAAAACCCAATTACCGCAGCAAGAAACGAAGCGGTCAGCGCATTGCAAGATTTGCGGCGACCGAATCGTCCTATTGGTTTGTAAACCTTACCGGAGATTGATATGGCCATTGGTGGCGGAATTCTACCGGCAACGGGATCAACTCAGTACACTGAGTTAACTTACGTCACTCGTAGGGCATTCATCCCGAAGCTGGTTGTACAGCTCTATAACTCGACCCCTCTTCTCGCAGCACTGATTGCTAACAGTCAGCAAGCCAGCGGCGGTGTGTCTTCCGTAACAGTGCCTGTCCAAGGCGCTCAGTTTGTAAACGCACAATGGTCAGACTACAGCGGCTCGTTCGCTCAACCGTCTGTCCAGCAGGGTGCTTACAACGCTGAGTTCAACCTCAAGCTGATGATCACGCCAGTCCCATTCCTCGGGATGGAAGGCGCGGTTCAGCAGGACGCAGCAATTATCCCGCTGATCGAAGCTCGGATGAACGATGCGACCAACGTGATGATGGACGCGATGGCAACGTCGCTCTACCAGAACTACACGAACACCCAGCAGTTTATCGGCCTCCCAGGCGCGATTGACGATGGTACGAACCTAGTGACCTACGGGAACATCAACCGTAACACCTACACTTGGTGGAAGTCGAAGGTCTACAACGCTGGTAACGTCAACCCAACCCGTCAGAACATCCTGCAATACATTTCTGGAACCGTGAAGAACGGTGCAGAAGTGCCATCGTTTGGTGTTTGCGGATTCGGTACTTGGACTCTGTTGGCTCAAGACTTTGTTGGTCAAGAGCAGTATGTCATCACCCCAGGTTCTGGGTTTGATGGCGACAACAACGGACCACAGGCTGCGTTCCGCGCATTGATGGTTGCTGGTGTGCCGATCTATCCAGATCCGTATTGCCCAGAAGGCGTTGTCTACTTTGTCAACACGAACTACCTGAACCTCTACATCCACGAGCAGGGTTCGTTTGTGTTTACTGGGTTTGAGTCCACTTTGCCTAACTGGCAGATTGGTTACGTCGGCGCAGTGCTGATGATTGCTGAGTTGATTAGTACTAAACCAAAGTCTATGACTAGGGTTAGTTCTTATAACTCTCTGACTCTGTAAGGAGAGAAACATGGCTCTCGCCCTAAACAAGATCCTGATTGCCGGTGCTAACAGCAATACCACCGGAGCATACTTTCAGACCACAACCCTCATCGCTCCTGCGACCGTTGCTGGCAACGTAGTCCCTGCTGGCGTATATCTGATGTTCCCCGTTTTGAACAGCCAGATCTACGCTAACAACGGCACTGCGCTGGCCCTGCTTACGGCGGCTAACACTGGTGGTGTTCTGATCAGCGACGGCGTGAACGTATTTGCCAACTCGACTACCTCGGCAAACACCATCACTCTGTTGACGGTCAACGGTGGTCTGACTGCAAACTCCACGTTTACTAGCTAAGGAGTAAACATGGCAAATCCAAATGCAGTAGGATCAAACACACCAGACTCGTTTGGTACCTATGCCATTGGCCGTGCTACCGGGGTTTCGTTGGCAACGGTTGGAAATGCTGTGGTAGCAATTCCCCTCCTCCAGGGGGGTCTCACAAATGCTGGGGCTCTCGCTGGATCTGGGGAAGTGATCATTCGTCGGGTTACGGTTCAGAACGCAAATGCAAGTGCATCTTTGGCAAACGTGAATATCACGACAAGCAATGATGGCAACACTAGCAACGCGGTTGTTGCAACAGTCTCGTTAGCAAACTTGACTGCTGTCAACAGGTTCCAAGACCTGACGGTTGCCAGCCCTTACGCATTGACAACTACCATCAATGGAGCAAATACCTCGGCTCTGTATGTGAACGTCACCAACGCAGCTTCTGCACTGGTTGACATTCGTATTTACGGTGACACGGTTTCGTTCTAATGGAAGTTTTTGTAACCAACTATAGTGATACCGACTTGGCTGATCGCCATGCTGGTGTTGACTATAAGTTCAAAAAAGGTGTGCCTACGTCAGTCCCTATCGAGGCTGCTAGGCACATCTTTGGTTACCAAGATGATCACAAACTCCCATACGCAGTCCGTCTGGGGTTTGCAACCCACTCGTCGGATGTTGAAATCGGACTTGAACGGTTGGCTATGTTTCGCATCGGCCAACATTCAGCGCAGGACCGCATTCCCTCGGCGGTAGGCGTAGTACCCCTACCCGTCAAAAAAGTAGGGGTAGGGGGAAAAGTCTCCTGAGGGTTACAATAGGCAACTATGGCAACCCTAAATTCGTATATCACAGACGTTCGCAGGCTTCTACACGATGCCAATGGGAACTTCTGGTCTAACGATGAGATTACGGATTACGTCAATGATGGGCGTGAAAGGGTAGTACGAGACACTGGTTGCCTGCGTACCCTGCAAATTTCTGCTACACCACTCGCACCAGACGGCACAGCCGCAATTATCTGGTCTGCTGGACTTGTTGTCACCGCAGGACAGTACATATTTTCAAATATATTTATCTACCAAGTCACAGTAGGTGGAACGCTAGGGACTACATCCCCTCCGTACCCCGCGTCCGGGACTAATTTCCCCCCGTCAACCGCTTTTACCAACGGCACAGCCAGTTTGCTGTACGTTCAGAATGCAGAAGTCATCCCGTTTTCGTCGTTACCTAATGGTTCGCAGACTTTGGATGTACTCAACCTGACGATCTACTGGGGGAATTCTAGGATTCCTCTGCGTTACCTTCCCTGGACGAACTTCAACGCCCAGTTGCGTTATTGGCAGAACTACGTTGGACGGCCCGTGTGCTTCTCAACGTATGGTCAATCGCAAATTTACATCTCTCCTATCCCTGACCAGTCCTATAGCATGGAAGTGGATACGGTTATCCTGCCTTCTCCGCTGGTTTTGACCAATCCTACGGTCAATGACGCCATCAATGATCCGTACACCGTTCCTGTGGCGTTCTACGCGGCATACAAGGCAAAGTACAAGGAACAAAGCTACGGAGAATCTGAGATTTTCCTCCAGCAGTACAACCGTCAAGTACAGAGCGTGTTGAATTCAGTCTTCACGCGCAGGATTCCGGACCCGTATAGCAGTCCTTACTAACATGGCATCCCAGGAACAGCAAAAAAGATACACTGTCCTGAAAACGTTTGGTGGCATAAACACAAAAGCCAACCGAACGGCCATTAAGGACGATGAATTCTCGTGGTTGGAAAACGCCATGCCTATTGGCGACTCCAACATCAAAATTGTTCCTGCTCAAGAAGCCGTTAGAAACAGTACAGGCAATGTTGTTGTCTTTGCCAACACAACTTCTTTTCTAACGTCTACAAATATCAATGTATCTGACTACATAGTCAGTTTTGAGATAGACGGAAGAGCACAAGCGTTCAATCTGACTAGCAATGTGACTAGCAACGTAGCAGTTGCAGGCACGTTCAGCAATGCAAACGTCAGTGCTGCCCAGTGGAAGAACGAAAGACTACTTATTGCAGACACAGACAAAGGATTGTCGAGCTGGAACGGTGCCAACGTAGTTTCTATTGGGTCTGTTGGCCTGATAGCAGTGTCAAACCCAGGTTCTGGGTACACATCTGCACCTAACGTAGTGATCAGTGCACCCAATGATGCTAACGGGGTGCAGGCAGTAGCCACAGCAACAATTGTCACCGGATCTGGTGGCATTAGATCTGTTTTTGTGACTGCTGGTGGCTCTGGATACACGGCTGTACCTGATGTAACCATCGGCGCACCCAACATCACGGGTGGAACCCAAGCTACAGCGGTTGCCAGCATCAGTGCTGGAGCTGTTGTTGCTATTTCAGTTGTTGAAGCAGGGTCTGGATACACTTCTGTCCCTGCTGTAACTTTTTCAAGCGGTGGTGCTACTGCTAACGCAGTCATTTCTACTGGTGGCGTAAGCACCGTATCTTTGACTAACGCAGGTAGCGGATATACATCCTCTCCCACCATCACTTTCTCAGGTGGTGGAGGGTCTGGCGCTAATGCCATAGCCCAGATCGTCACATTCAGAACTGGAACAGTCAGCATCCTCCTCAACAACGGTGGTTCTGGCTATACGTCAGCACCAACGGTGGCAATTGGAGATGCTAATACCACTTCAGCTAC